AAAGAGACCTAATTGGAAAACAATAGGCACTGTAACTTTCAATGGAGTTGAAGGTAAAATATCAGGTTGGACCAAGACAGCAAAAAATGGTAATGAATTTATATCCATCAAGTTTGAAAGCAATGATGAATATGAATCTAAACGAGGCAACGCACCATCATCACAACAACAAGATGATGATATGCCGTTTTAATTATTAGGTGTCAGGTAGTTTTTATGGTTTTTTCATTACCTCTGTTTTCCTTTGCTACTTGACACCAATACTTGGGCTAACACTAGCAATAAGAGATTGTTGTGCATATGGGTTGGCTACTCGTTAGCCCAAAAAAATTATGATAGATAAAAAAATATATAAAAAATACAAACGACTTCTTGATATGTTAAAAAAAGAAGACGAAGCATTAAAAGACAGACGTTTACTTAATATGAAAGAAAGAGAAAAATATATACTTAGAAGTTTGGAAGATAAAAAAGATAAATATGATTAACATAAAGGAGACAAAATGAAATTAACAAAAAGAGAAATAGCTTGGGAAAAAAGAAAAAAGAAATCAGGACCAAGTTATGATGAGTACGGTAAAGCTCGTGGTCAGTTTGAGGAAAGATTAAAGAAAGCTAAATCATACCCTGCATTCTCAAAAGAAAGATATGCATTAGAAAAAGAGTTTGAAGCTAAGTATGGTAAAGGTTTTAAATTAAAGTGAAGAACAACGAAAAGATTTTAAAATTAATACAGCAACGTTTAGAAAGCGGTGCTAAAAAGTATGGGGAGCAAGTTCCTATTGATGGAAGTAGGGACAATCTTAAAGAAAGTATAGAGGAATTGTTAGACCTATGTGTCTACTTGTCCGCTGTTGCCCTAGAATTACACGAAAAATACCAAAATGCAGAATAACGCACGAGGTTGTGCCTCTAGGGCAATAAGTGTTATTAGTCGATAGTTATATCCAAAAGAAAAAGATAATGGATTCTATGGGCATTCTCGTAAAGAAAATTTCCAAGAAGTGTCGAAAAAATTACTGATTCTCTTTTTTCTGCTGTTGTCTAAATACAAACCTGTAAATAGTAAGAGCATCAGGTTCTAAGATAGGTTGGTCAGGGTGTGCTCTGTTCCAAGAGGCTAGTTTCTTTCTAGCTGCATCTTTATCTTTCTTTAAAATGTCTTTTATGATTTCGTTTTGAACTCTATTTCTTTGATAAGTAATCTTATCTTCATATTGTTTCTGTGATTGCACACCTCTTGTAATCATTCTATTCAGATTAGAACCAAGCAACTTTGTAAAGGCAGGTTGATTTCTTCTGGTTGCACCTACAATACCATAATCATCTTGCTCATCTATTATTTCTTTTACACCATTCCAAATAGAAAACACATCATCTAATATCACAGGTGTCACAATAAACTCTGCAGTATCCATTACACTTTCAGCTGCCATAAAATCTGTGACCACACCCATCGAACCAACTGCGGCTACCTCTTCTATGGTAGGAGTTAATAGTTCTAACCAGTAGTCAGTTCTTTTATAGTTTTCTTTACCACCAAAGAATCCAGGTCGTAGTTCTTCAAACTGAGTTCCAACTCTTTCTAAGATTGGAGCATCTTTATCATACTGTCCTGTTGGTGCTAGTTTAGATTTGTTCCAATCATATTCATCTTTACCAGAGATTAAATTTTGTATTAACTCTCTAGCCTGTAAAATAAATTTACCACCAATACCTGCACCAATAGCTAATCGTAATACTGGTAGTACATTTCCTTCTTGCACTTCCCTTGTTAATACATCTTTAATTAATTTAGCTTGTTTGAATCCAAATGTTTTTAAAACTATAAATGGTCTAACCATAGGCTCTGTCATAAACAATGGCTCTTTCAACAAGTTACGTTGTAACTGTGAATCTTTAGAAAACTTAATAGCTCCACGTTGTAACTCTTCAAAACCTAATTCTTTTTTACCTGTCCAAGTTACACCATAATCATTAAACAGTTTTCTCTTTGCCCAAGCAGTTCTTGATTGTCCTGCTAATGTATCTTTAATAATAGAATCTTTCATCTTCTTTGATAGTGGTACACCTCTTAGCATTACTGATTCACCATTGGCAACTCTATTTAAATATCTCATTGTGTCTATACCAATAGATGCAGAGGTTTCAAGATTAACTCTATTGATACCTGTAAACCCTGTTAATTGTAATATTCTTTTTAAAACATTATCACTTCTAGTTTCTTCACGTTTGATATTACCTGCTAACACCTCTATAGTTTTTAAAAACTCTGTGTCTTTATGAAAGCCCATTTCATTTAACATATCTTTTCTATTACCAGAAACAAATCTTTTTATATAAGAACCAATACCAATTCTAAAGTTTGATAATAACAGTGATGAAATTAAAGGCTGTGTAATATTAACAAGCGTAGCCAAACCACCACCAATCTTAGAAGCTACCTGAAAGTCTACCATACCTTGTATAAAATCTTTATTCTTAAAGTTTCTCATTGGGTCTAATTCAATAGCACCACTTACTCTAGTAAGTAATTCTGTAAGAGTATCTGCTGTTTGTGCATCAGGACTACCAACCCTACCCAATCTTATATCATCTACTAAGTTCAATGCATCATCAAAGTTTTCTCCAAAAAATCTTTTAGTAGATATTTGATTTGCCATTTGTTTTGAGTAGTTAATTATATTAGCAACAGCATTTGTTTCAAATATATCTAAGTCATAACTATCTCCTACCCAACTAATGTTTGCAGTTCTTGTTTTAGATATGTTGTTAAATGGTCTAGTAGCAGTCTGTATAATGTGTCTATCCATATCTGCCAAGACTAACATATCATCTCCTTTGTAATGACTTCTTAGTGTCTCAAAATATTTTACAATACCTGGGTTATCTTTATTTTGTTCTATGACTTTGTCCAACTTATTTGCCAACCACTTTGCACTATCTTTATCCATAGAAAGTTTTGCAATACCAGAATCAAAAGACATCAAGTCTGGTCTTTCTCTCATTATACCAGCACGTACATCTTTAATAATGTCTCTTATATCAGAACGCATAAATCTAGCTGCATATGCCTGTTCAAATCCAACAACATCTAAACCTTCTTGTTTAGCCATATTAAATAAATCATTGTATATCAATCGTAATTCTTTAGCTCCATCACTCATTGTGTTGGTAAGCCCTTTGTTCATTTCAAGCTCACCTGTAAGTTTTCTCATAGCATCTTCGTCACCCATCTGTTGTAACAATCCTTTTGCTTGAAGTCTTTGTGCTATTTTACTTACAATGGATGCTTGTAGATTTGAATGATGTTCTATGTTGTATGCCATATATCTAGCTTCAGGTGTAATGCCAGGTCTACTAAGTTTTTTCTCAACACTACGCAGTGAACTTAAAATAGTTCTTTTCTTTCCTGCAAAAGTAAAGCCATCAATCGTTAGTGTATCTAATGCTTTTTGCAATGAACCAAAAGGACCACCCATATAATTACGTTGTGCTGCTTGTTCTAATGCTGCTACTTCTCTTGATATGTTCTCAAGGTTCATACGTGTATCAAGTTTTTTATTTATTTGATAAAGTTCTTTGTTTGTCAATGAACCAAACCCTCTATCCTTTGGACCTAAATTCTTTGGAACATTACCACCACGCAATGAAAATAATATAGTTCTAATTTCATTGTCATCAACAATACCTAAATTATCAAGCTTATCTCCAATAGATTTTACTAAAGTAAATCTTGGCGATTTCAAACTATTCTCTATCTTAAACTTTTCATAGAATTTTGTTTCATCTATAACTTCTTCTATACCACTTTGTTCTTTTCTAAATCTAATTCTACCTTGCTTATCATATCCTTCTATAAATACTCTTGCACCATCATCATCGTAGAACTCTCTTTTAAAAAAGTCATCAAGCTTTCTTCTTTCTAATATATTAGCAGTAACTCTTTTAATTTCATCAGGTCTATCTTTGAATTTTATAGAAGAGTTGTTACCAAAGGTTGCGTTGGTATCATCTATAAGTTTCTTTTGGTTTTTAATAAATCCTTGATACCCTACACCAGTGACTCTTGCTGCACCTAAGATACCACCTACTACTGCAAAGTCTTCAGGGCTTGGTAGAAGTTCTCCTTGCTCCCAAGCATATGGCATAGTAAATCCAGCACCTTCTCCTACACCTCTAGCTAAAGCAGAAGGAACTTTACCTCTGAATGCATTTGCTGCTGCAACGCCAGTGGCTCTACCAATAGGAAATGAAGCTGCACCCACCAATGCTTTGCTAAATATCTTAGAATACTCTACATCGTCTCCTGTAATTTTTTGATTTAAATATTCGTGAGAACCGCTAATCAAAGCAAAACCAGAGGAGTCAAATACAATCCCATCTCCTTCTTCTAAAAATGTTTTCTTTAATTGTTTGTTTACCCTGGATAAGTAGGTAGGATTTGCACCATTATTTGCTAATGTTCTAGTAGCATCATTGATATTGGTTTCCATTTGTTTTCTTAAAGTCTTTCTTTTAACAGCTTCTTTAGCACCAGTCTTGGCTAATTGTTTGAATGCTAAGGAACCTACTCCTCCACCTGCAACATAAGCAGGAATATCCATAGTGAATCCTACAATAGATGCGGCAACATCAAACAATACACCACCTTGAAATCCAGATAAATCATACTTCTCTCCTCCAAATAGCTGACTACCAACTCCATAAAGACTTCTATTGTATCCTTCTTTCCATACTGCACTCATATAAGAAGGTGTTTCTAATCGAATTGGCATCTGAATAGATGCTGTTGGGGAAGGCAGGTAAGATACTTCTTGACGCCCTGTAGTTCTATGTCCTGGTTGATGTGGCATTATTCGCCTATAAGTTGCAAGATTTCATCCAAGTAAGCTCCTGAGCTTAGTCTTTCTTCTACTGGGTCTATCTTACCTTGAATAATTCTTTGTCTAGCTAAATTAACTTCTGGTTTAATTCTAGTTCTTCCTTGCACTCTTTCAAGTCTGTTTTGTAATCTTCTTAGCTTATCAACATCTGCTTCTCTTGTGTCATCAAGAACTCTACCATCACTTCTAATATTTCCTCTAGCATCTATAGACAATGTATCTAGTAATTGTAATGCTTCGTTTCCTGCTACATCTACACCTAACTTTTCTAATTCATCTACAAGTGTATCCACAGATGATTTCAGCTGTGTTTGTTCCTCTGATGTATAGCGTCTTTCTGTAAAATCAGAAGATGGTTCTATCAATCCACTTATTTGATTTAATGTAGAGACAATAGGGTCAAGCTTTTCTGCTGGATTATCTCCTAATGCATCAGCTTCTAATGCAGATATGTCTAATCGTTCTAATGTTTTTACATAGTTTTCATCTAATCCTAAGTCATCTATGTCTTCTAATAATGAAACAGCTTCTTGTTGATTTTCATTTAAGGTTTGAACATCTACTGCTGTGCCCACCCCTGACTCTACAGGTAAACCAGTGTCTTCTCCAGGTTGCTCAGGCTGTGGTGCAAATAATTCTAATGCATAGTTGAACTCGTTTTTACTTCTATTCTCATACAGTTCTACATTTTCTAACAAGACTTCCTGATTAGATTCAAGGCTGTTAATTCTGTCTCGTAGTTGTCCGTATGTTACATACGCAGGTTGCGTTGCATTTCCTAAGTTGATAGTCACTCCTCCTTGATAACTAGGCTGTGGAAAATCTTCTGTCCCTAGGTTGGTAGTAGTAAGTTGTCTTAATTGTTGCTCATTTAAGCCTTCAAAGTTTGATTTAAAGTTTGATTCTATTTGTTTCAACTGAGCTATCTCTCTGAGATTAGTTGAATATAAAACTTTGTCTTGATTGTAGTCATCTGTTTCTCTTCTAGTAATAACACTTGGCAAGTCTTTCATTCTGCTTTCAGCAACAGTCTTTGCTTTATCAGAGTAATAACTATCAGTTCTTATCTTATTGTAATCTTGTACGAGTTCTTGTACACTTTCAGCCTTTGACATATCTTGTAATATTTGTTCTTCGGATTGTATAGTTTCAAAGTTATATTTACCATCCATACCTGCAACAAGTTCAGTTAATCCCATTTGGTCGGCTAACTTTCTCTTATCTGATAAGTTGTCAAAGTTTCTTTCAAATTGCATAAACAATCTATAGTCAGATTCTTTTTGTTTTTGAACTCTTCGTTCTTGTTGTAACTCTTGAGCTGCTTCTAACTGTCTTTGTTGTATACGTTCAGCAGGTGTACCAAAAATATCTTCTATAATATTTGTTTTCTTTGGTGCTCTAGCTTCAATGTTTAGTTGTCTTGTTAATCCATTTGCCATAATTATTCCTTATTCGTAGTCTCCTTGGTCTTCATCATCTCCAAATGTAGATTGATACCAGTTATCAAATACACTAGAAGTTGGATACTCTCCATATTGTTCAAAGTAACCACGTATATAACTGTTTACTTGTGCCATTTCATTTTGACTTAATCCTAGTGAGTTAATAGTAGATTGTAAGTATGCAGGATAGTCTTCTACATTAGCACCAGTTTCTCCTGTTGCAAACACTCCTAAGTCAGGTTGTGCTTCTAACACACTCTCTAATAATCCTGCTAAGTCATCTTGTAGTTTACCGATAGAACCACTCATTATAGAATCAACTTCTGATAAGTATGTGGATTCATCTGCTAACAGCTGTCTTGATAATGCATTTTCTAATACATCAGTAGCTTCTTGTTGTTGTCCTGCTCTTCTACCGCTAACAAGACCTGATGTACTACCTGCATCTGCCATACCTAGCAAACTACCCGCTTCTCTTGACGCACCTTCTAAGGTTTGTCCAAACAAACTGCTTCTATATTCTTGTGCATTTGCAAGTTCACTACCAAGATTTGCTAATGCGTCTGAAAATCTACGAGCACCTGCATTTTCTAGTGCCATATATAATTCACTACCAGGCTGTATTTCATTGTAATCAAACCCAGCCAATGCTCCAATCTCTTGAACATCTAATGTACCATCTGCTAAAAACTTTTCATATTGTGCTGCTTGTGATGGTGGTAATGCTTGTAGTGCAGTTCTAATTAAATCTTGTGGGTCAGTTCTAAATCGGTCCATAGAAGCTCCAGGAACACCTGGATTTGCTCCTTCAGGCACTTCACCTGATGGGTCTGCTGTGCCTTGGTCTCCATCTTCTTCGTCTGGTCCAAGTGACATAGAGTATGGGTCTTGTAATCCCATATTGTTCATCTGTGTATTAAAATAATTTTGTTGAACAGGTGCTTGTGTTCTGATAGGTGCAAGAGGTTGATTACCTATTTGTTGAAAGTCTGTATTGATTGGTGTGTCCATACCAAACATACTTTGACCAGACATACCATATTGATTCTGTGGTTTTCTTCTCCTTAGATTTTCTAAAGGTGCTACACCTAGTAAACTTTGTAATTTACTTGCCATTATGAACCCTGCTTATTGACGTTTGTTGCACTAAAAATGTTTGTGTCAGTTTCAGTATCTGTTTGATTACCCATTAAGAAAGGAAACATACTCAACATATTATCTTTTCCAAGACCAGATAAAGCCATACTCATTAGCAAGGTATTATTGTTTCTATACTTTTCTGGATTCTGGTATCTGTCTACTTGTTTTAGATATTCACCTGGGTCACTAAAGTATTCTTTGTATTCTTTTACAAGTTCTCCTGTACCCTCTTTTACTAAAGAAAGTAAATCTTTTACATTACCACCTGTACCAAACTGACCTTTAAAATCTATGTCATCAAAAGACTGTTTGAGTCTATCTCCAACTTTTTCAAAGTTCTCACTTTGGGAAATAACTTTAAGTGCTTCTGTGATACCAGAATCTTTTACTGCATTTCTAAACTGCAGTCCTTCTGTAAGTTGTCTGGTTAAATCTCTAACTTCCATATCTGCGTTGTTTGCAGCAGCTTTTAAAAACTTTACATTAGAGGTATCTATACCACCAATAGCATCACTTCTTCTTTTGTCTAATATAGCACCCTCTGCTAGTTTAAAAACTACATCATCAATAGCAGTTGGTGTAGCTGCTGTTATAAAGTTGGCAACATCACTTATCAACCCTAAGTCACCAGCCTTTGATGCTTTGCTTAGTCTTTTGTTTACCTGTCTTTCAATTTCAATAGTATCTTCAGCTTGTACTCTCATTAAATCTAGCAGTTGATTGTACTTTCTATTGCTGTATTTAGTTTGATTTTGAAATTTTCCTCTTACACTATATGCCATATGTGTCCTTACGTAAAGATGTTCGTCTAAAATTTACCAATTTTTCCTCTGTCAAGTCAAGGTGAACAACCATAAATAACCTATTACTTTGGTATAACATTGGTTCCATCCGCTGTTTGTTCAAATTCATCTGTTTGAGTGTTAGCATTCCCTGACTCTGGAACAGAACCAAAGAACTTTTCTCCTTCAGCAATTCTTACTCCACCTGTAAATACTTTCATCGCATTCTTCTTAGGCTTTTTTATATCTGAAAATTTTGCAAAGGTTTTGACTTCTTTTATTTCAGGATTGCTAAACTCTAATTCAAACAATTTTCCAAATTCTTTTCTGATTAGTTTTAGTTTACCTCTATGAAATGTTATAATCTCTTCACCGTTTCTAAGTTGTTCTTTTGAAACAGGTCCTTTCTTCAATGGTCTGTTCATTATCTAACTCCCTTTCTTCTATACACTACAGTAATATCCTCTAGTTCAAAATCTGCCTCTGCTGTACCAGTAATCTTAAACTGCATAGATTTACAGTTCTCTACTGTTGTAGGCACAAAGGATGTTTGTGTCATTGTACCGCTTGTGCTTAATGCAGTGCTTGAAAACTTGTTTGTCACTGGAAACGCACCACCATCATAAGCTACTGCCAATGTTAGATTGTCCCCCGCTTTGTGTGTTACATACACTTTTTGTAATCTTTTATCAGATGATGGCACACCAAAGTCATATTCTTTTGTTTTAACTTCTATGGTGTGTGAAGCTGAGGTTGTATTAAATCTTCTCATCTCTCCTGTTTCATCCATCAGACACAACTCTTGATTGAATCTAATAAAGTTAGAAACATTGTCACCAACTAATACGCTTGATGTATCTATGTTTACAACAGATTGTGTTACTACATCATAGATGTATCCTGCACTAGTATTAGAACTTGTATCACCTAATATTAATATTTGATTTCTTTTTGGTATAAATCCAACCTGCACTTTCTCAGCGTTTACATTGGTTGCCCAAGTGTTATCATCAATCGCATTAGAAAGCTTCACTATGGTATCAAAGAATGCAAATAAACCGTGTTCATTTGCCCATACTAAACCTAAGTCTGTCTTTACTACTGCTCCTGGACTTGATACTCCTCTGTTCTCAAACTCTCCAATCACACTCCAGTTAGCATCAGAGCCAGAAGTAATATCAATAATAAATAGTTTGTTCTTTTTGTACACAAACAATCTATCTTGGAACTCCATTAGCTTTACAATTTCATCTCCATCATTTGTTCCTATATCTATATAATATGACTGTGGAAAAGTATCATATCTTCTTACAGGTGTGTATTGTATTCTATCCCCTAATCTTCTTGCTGGAGTGTTAGTAGCTCTACCAGTTCCATCTGGATAAAATACGTTGCCCACAAACGCACGTTGATTTGCAACTACTGCTGTATCATATCTATATGCTGTTGCTTCGTGAAAAGAGATTGCTTTTTCTTCTAAATCAAATCCATTGATAGCGGAGTAAGTAAGTGAACTAGGATTTTGAACAGCGTATGCTCTTTCTGCAGTACCTTCAGTAGCTGAATGTGTAGAAAAATGAGTACTCTTATCTACTAGCGGGTCAAATTCATCTCCCAAACTTGTTCTTGAGCCTACTTCAAAATCAACATCTAATAACAATCTATATTCTTCATCAGAATCATTTAAGTTTTTCATATATACTCTGAAGCCTTGTAAAAATTTATTAATACTACCGTCTTTAATTGTAGCAGATGTAAGAATTATTTGTCCGTCTGATATGTTTACTGTCCCTAAGAAATCACTTATTAAAGATTCTTGTCCATCATAATAAACATAACTAACCCCTACACTATATTTACCTTCTGCCCACAAGCCATCTCCTTGTGTTGAATGAGCAGCGGCAGACTCTACACCTACTAAAATATTTGCTGTAGGAATACCTAATGCAGTTTGAGCTGATGCAGGATTTTCTAAATTAGTATTATCTAAATCATCAAACTCTGAATCAGCTGGAGCTGTTAGCACGGTGGTAGTTGCGTGATACTCTTTTGATGCTGAAGCATACACGCCAGACTTTGCTTCTAAAGGAACAAAAGCTGTAGTGCTTGAGTTGATATTTATTTTATCCTGTACTCTTAATCCACCATTAGCATAATAATATACAGGTTCTGTATTGGTTATAGAGTTAGTATTTATATCAAACTCTTCTGTCAAAGCTCTTGTAGCATTTCCTATAAATACTTTACCACTACCTTCTGTATATGCAATAAACTCACCTGCATCAACACCTGATGCTATGTCTTCATCTGTTCTAAAACTAAATAACCCTGAATTAGAAACAAAGTTGTGTCCAGAAACATCTATACTAGCACTACCTCCACCAAATGTATCTGGCTCAAACTTGCCAGGTGTTTTAATTCTACCTACTGCACTGACATCTATGTTCTTTGCTTCTGCTAAGAATCCTTCAGGTAAGTCTTTCTGTGAGTCTTTGTTATTAACTCCACCATCAAATCGTTGTATTAGTATTCCTTCTTTTGCCATTATATATCCCTTGGTACAAAATAAAAATTGTTTTTCTTTTTGTGTTCTATCGTTCTTCTTGTTTGTTCAATGCCTTCTGCGTCTATCCTATACTCTTCACTTATATATTTATTTGCATCGTTTTGCGGAAGATTTCTTTTTCTTAACATCTTCTGTATACTGCTATTTTGAAAGCTTGTTTTAGCTAACTCTGGGTCTGATAAAAGCTCAGTTACAGTTTTGTTCTCCCATACTTTATCTGCATAAGAGGCAGGTATCCCTAAATCAAATCTTACAATATTGTTTCCTCCCTTTGCCACACTCTTACCAATATCTACACCAGGAAAACCTGTTTCAGGAGTGTTTCTAAAGCCCATAGTATACATTCCAGTTGGGTCCATACCTTGTGCAAACTCTATGTCTCTTGGTAAATTTCTACCTGTTCCTATATTGTGTAATTTTTTTAAAAAATAATCGTTTGAATGTAAAGCTCTTTGTCCTGTTTTAGGTAATTTAGTATCAGCTAATTTTTTAAGATGGCTAACAGGGACTTTATATCTTATTACAGTTCCCAGTGTTCCTTCAAATTGTTTTGCAATAACGTCTGGATGACCATATCTTAAACCTTGTCCCATAGCATAATTAATTGCTGTTATAGGGCTAGTTGTAGTATAAAGCTCAGAAGCATATAAAAACTGTTTATTGTTGTCAATATCAAATATATGTGCGAAGCCAGGACTTTTGACTTTTTGATTTGGTATTTCTCCATAATATTTAAACAATATGTACGGGTCTGAACCACGTTTCATAGTCCCTCCAACGTGTGAAGGTATACCACCTATATCCGTAACTAAATCATCCATACTCAAGCTTCTCATCTCACCAGTCATAAAGTCTTCACCTTTAGTATTTATACCTCTGTATAAATGTATAAATTCATCACCTGCTTCTATCGTTTTATCTACTGAACGTTTGGCTGCTGCAATTTGTCCTACAAATGGAATCATCGCAACAGAAGATAATGCTGCATCTCCAAACTTTCCTTCTACTGTGTACAATAAAGCATCTACAAAGTCAGCTCCAAAACCAACAGGACCAGGTGTCATACCAGCAGCTGCAAGTGCTAAATGAATATTTCTACGGTTTTTATTTTTAGCTTCAGGACTAGTATTAGATGTATTTAAAGCATCCGCAGCAGCTTCGTAATTAAACGAAGGTGACCCTGCTAAATCTAACATTGTTGTTTTCTTATCAGACACAACCGCATCCGCATTCACAGCTCATAGTATTCTCCTATTCTTTAGATGAGTTAGAAGCTCCAAAGTAAAAACTTATTACTGCACTAGCTAAACCACCTAAGTATCCTAGCACTAAGTTTATCAAAGCTTCTGAGTTTTGTTCTGGTGGTTGTAATGTTACTAAAAATATATATCCTAAGAATCCACCAATGACAGCAATACCCATAATACGAGCTGTCCAATCTTTGCTAAAATGTTTTCTAGCATCTTGTCCATCTGCTACTTCCATCTTAAATACATCTACATCAAGCTCTTTCATTTGTACTTCAAAGTCTTGCTCTGCTTTTTTAAGTTCAAGCATTTGTTCTGGTGTAGCTTCTTGTAAAGCTTTTTCAATAGACTTCTCATTATTAGGCACTCCAAGTTTATCGGCTATAAGGTTGGCTGCCATTCCCCCCAAAGGACCGCTTAAAGCACTTCCAAGTGTGGGAGCAACAGCACCAACCACATTTTTTAAAATACCTTTCTTCAATAATTTTTTCATTGTTTCTCCTAATATATTAACCAGTTAAATCCAACTTTGGATTCGTAAGATTGAACATCATACATATTTAAATATCTACCTTCTAAAAATATTCCAAACTTATTAGTAAGCTTCCAACCATAAACTAAACCTAAGTCATAGTCCATACCATTCTCTGCTACATCATAATTAAATGAATAATCAGATAACCCTTTAGTTACTGGATATGCAGTAGCCCAAAAGTGAAACCAATTCTTCGGTGTGTATTTATAATAATCTGCACCCACACTTAAAGATAATTCATTTTGATAACCTAGGTCTTTGGCATATTCCTCATTATATTCTCTCACAATCCTACCATAGATTTGGTTGTAAAACATATCATCTGTATTTGCTACAAGGTTGCCTTCTGCATCATACCACTTATAATCAAAGTAACTATAACCGTATTGTGTAAACTGCTCTACCCACTCATCTGTGTATCCATAAAAGTATGCGAACTCCCAGAATGGTATAGATTCTGTTATGTCTATACCTTGTTCATCCCACCATAAATCAATAGGTCTAAAATCTAAATATGCAGGGTGGCTTCTACCTGCTACACCCATAGATAATGCAAGATTACCAAAGTCTTTTTTGAATCGCATATCTAAAGCTGCAAACTCTACGTCTTCTAAACCCCTTGAATCGTAATTGAGTTTTGCCAAAAAATGCTCACCTAAATACCTTAACATATATTGTTCATTAACAAACTCTTCTCCAAACTCTTTATGGTCTGAGTATTCTATTACATATTCCCAACCAGTAATATTACCAATAGCAACACTTTCATTGATTGGTGCTTCTTTACCAGTGTACCATACTTCAGGTTTATTCTCATAGCCAAATCGTGCTAACTTTCTAATACCAAAAGTCATAACTGAATGGTCATCAAGCTCTTCTTGTAGTTCTTGTAACTGACCACCAGACACCTGGTATTGTAATTCTTTTGTTACTGGACTGCTAAAACTATAAGCTCCATATATTGTACTAAACTTAAAAAAGTCTTGTGCATATGAAAAACTAAGTAATAGTAATCCTGCTAATATTTGTTTATAAAACATACTTAAGTAATACATCATTGAAATCTCCTTAACATTATCTCATCTATCTCATCATTTATTTCTTTCTTTATTTTACTTTCGTCCAGGTTAAATGACAACCCTGCTTCAAATCTTTTAATTTCTTTTCCATACTCAAACATAATTATCGTAGGAACAGATTTGATATTCCATTCATTAGCAATAATTGCACCATACTCTTTGTTGTCAATACTTGCATTGAACACTTTGCAATTTTTTAACTTGCTTAAATCTAAGTTTGCTGAAGCATTCCAATCTGCATTCACTTGCACAATCACACAATCATCTTGACTAAGTAATTGTACTTGCTGTAAATCTTTTAATTTAGATTGCGATAATAATGGTGCAGATAGCAAAGCCAATCCAAATAATACACCATATAGTCCATAAAATTTTGTCATCAATATCTCTCATTTCTGCATCATCATTCGTTCAATGTTTTTAACATCTTGACGCATTTCTTTCTGTTGCTCTTTTATTTCTTCTACATCTTTTTCAGTTTGAATAATTGTATTTCTAATCATCTGATCTTTTAAATCATATTCTGTTCGACCTACTTCAGGTTTTGGCATTTCTTTTGCTTCTTTTATATCTGCTTGTAAAGTAAACCACATACCCACAACCATAAAGATAGTAACTCCCAAAGAAATCAATGTTTCTAAACTAAATGTAAATTTGCTGTCTTTAC